ACGTACAACCTATTAAAAGGGTTTAACGATAAGTGGGTATCTGGTTCTGATTTAAAAACAAGAACGTTGTTTGAAGATTTTTTATTTTTAGATCAAACTAATAGTGATATTGGAGATTCGTTTATTGTTGACGTAAACCAAGTTAAAGATAGAATTGAAAAAAATCCAAAACAAAATATGATGCAAATCGTAAGTTGGATATTGAACGACAACTATTTCCAATTCTTTGCGATGCCAGCGTATATAAATTTTTATGGAATCCAAAAACAAATAGGTGAAAATGTACCAAAACAAGATATTACGATTGGAAATGATTTATTTGGTACACACCTTAATGTTGATTATTTAGAGTCGTCCGCTAAATTTCTTTGTCTTTATATTGGTAACCCATCTGAATGGCCAAAATCTGATAAAAATACAAGCGTTAAATATGGTGACGATGGTTTTGATTTAAGAATAACGGACAACCCTTTAAGGGTATCTGACCCAAATTTAGATATATCAAAAAGTAATAAAGTTGTTGGGTTTGCGGTTGATTTTGGTATACAAAACCAAAACATGTTTAAAGATTTAGACATTGATATGTCAGAGAAAACCAACACCGCCGAAACGTTTAAAATAAATGCTGATTTAGGTAATTCGGTTTCTGGAGATAAAGTGGCTCTACAATCGGATTCCATGTACAGTATCTATAAGTCAAGATCATATACTTGCGGCATTACCTCATTAGGTAACGTTATGATACAACCTACAATGTATTTTGCATTAAGACACGTACCACTTTTCTATGGTCCTTATTTAATTATGGAAGTTACACACTCTGTTAGTGAGACGGATTTTACAACTAAATTTAAAGGTACTAGACAGAGGACATACTCGCTACCAAAAATTGATAGTTTAGTTGCGTCGGTTAATAAAAACGTACTTAAAAATTTTAAAGCAACACAACAAAAAACAACGGCAATACCTGAAACTGATAAGGAAAAAGATTTAGAAATTGATCCTAAACCGACGTTACAGGCAACTGAAATCGCATGTAGTGGATTAACAGCATTCCCATCATTAGGTTATGTTAACGTAAAACCAACACAAATATCTTATAATGATCTTGCGGATTTAGTTAAATCCAAAACTACTTCTAAACTATTACGAGCAATAGTTTATGGTATTGCTCAATCTAGTCCTAATAATATAAAGACTAATGAAATAATACAAACAAATAATACTAATTTGTATTTCATTACAACGGTAAAAAGATATAAAGGGTCTATGGATAGTAAAATAAAAAATCAAACATGTATTAGATTAAACGGAAACCCATTCCCAATTGCTGACTTTTCCACCTTTAGTGAGAGTACTGATTTTGTTTTATCGTATTTTAAAACATTAGAACCCATAATAACGGAATTAAATAAAATAAATGTTAATACCAACATTAACCAAAGTTTTGGAGAATCTATAACTCAATTAGTATATACAACGTGGAATACCGATAAAGCGTTTACAGGGGATAACGGAAATCCATTAACTGCTCAACAAATTAAAGACGTTTCTTTGGCGGATAAAGCTAGTGGTGATTTTCCTTATTATGATGATTATGTTAAAATATTTAAAGAATCATATGAAAAACTTTAGAAAATAAAAAAAACCATAATATTTATATATAAAACTAAAAATATGAGTGTAAAAAAAATACTTGATGATTACTTGAGAAAAGACACAAGAATCACAGAAAAACAAATTGATGCGGATCACAAACAAGTTTGTGATTTAGATACTGGGGATTGTTATACTATTAGAATGAAAGACGGTTTAATTGAAAGATTCGACAATACGTTACAAAAAAATAGAACATTGAGAGTAGAAACACCGGCAGGAGTTAAAACATTATTAAACGGATAAAAAAAATTGTAATGGAAGTAGAAAGAAGAATATTGGAAGAATTAAAAAGATTTGACCAAATCACAAAATATGTTTTGAATGAACAAGATCCGGCAGCCGGAATTCCACCACCACCTGCAGATGCGGGAGCGGTACCACCACCTCCGGGTGGAGAAGATCCTGCGGCAGTACCACCACCTCCGGGTGGAGAAGATCCTGCGGCTGCGGCTGGTGATGTTGCGGGTGGAGCAGCACCAACAGAAGTTCCTGAACCAATTGATGTGGATAAAGATCCTGACGTTGAAGAAGTTGGTGGAGATGAAGATAAAGAAAAAGAAGGTGATGAAGACACTGAAGAAATTGATATAACGGATTTGGTTAGTGCTCAACAAGACATTAAATCAAAACAAGATGAAATAATGGACACGTTATTTTCAAGGTTAGATGATTTACAATCAAAACTTGAAAACATGGATCAAATTATTAACAAAATTGATTCATTAGAAACTAAGTTTGATAAGTATCGTGAAAAAACACCTGAAGAAAGGTTAGAGTTAAGGTCTTTAGATTCTTATCCGTATAATCAAAAACTAACGGACTTTTTTGATGATAAAAAAATGGAGATGGATGCTGCAGGAAAAAACGAATATATCCTAACATCCGATGAGGTTGAAAACTTTTCACCTGGTGAAATTAAAAAAACATTTAATAAATACGAAGAAGACGAAGAGGAAGGTATGTAAAAAATACTTCCGAAACAACCATTTTGGAAATGAAGGGTTCGATTATTCGGACCCTTTTTTTATTTGACATTTTATAAAAATCACTTATAATTGTTATAGATAAAAGAGTTAAAAATTAAAAAACAAATCTATGGCAAATTCAATTGACGCGGTACTCGCACAGTACGAAAAGAACTCAACACCGAGTTCACAAAAACAAAGTATTTCACAAGAAGACAGGTTGAAAAAATACTTTTCAGCAATTCTTCAAAAGAATGAAAAATCAGCACAACGAAGAGTTCGTATCCTACCTACAAAAGATGGTTCATCTCCATTTGTGGAAGTTTGGTATCACGAAATTCAAGTTAACGGACAATGGGTAAAATTGTATGATCCTGAAAAAAACAACAACGAACGTTCACCACTTACAGAAGTTTATAACGAATTAATGGCGACAGGTAAAAAAGAAGACAAAGATTTGGCATCACAATACCGTTCACGTTTATTTTATATCGTTAAAGTTATTGATCGTGACAACGAACAAGACGGAGTTAAATTTTGGAGATTTAAACACAACTACAAACAAGAAGGTGTGTTGGATAAAATCTTACCAATATGGAAAGCGAAAGGTGACCTTACAGATTCTGAAAAAGGACGTGACTTAATCATTGAACTCATCAAAGCAAAAACACCACAAGGAAAAGAATATACTGTAGTTCAAACTATTATGTATGATGATCCTGCTCCGATACATACCGATAAAGGAATTATGGAAGGATGGATGACAGACGAACTTACTTGGAATGATGCTTACTCTAAAAAACCTGTTGAATATTTGGAAGCGGTTGCAGTTGGAGAAACGCCAATGTGGAGTTCTGAACTTAAAAAATATGTTTACGGTGAAGAAGCTGAGATCTCTCTTGGTGGTGGAACTGAAACAAAAGTAGAAAAACCAATCGTTGATCCACAAGCAAACGATGAAGTCGATGAAAACTTACCATTCTAATTTATAATATATGAGTAAAATAACAGAAAAAATGTATGAAGCTCTGACCTTGAGATATAGGTCAGAGATGGCAGAATCCGAGGCGACTCTCCTAATTTATTTTAACAATCCTGTTGGTATTGGTGAACATCCACAACACTTAGAGGAAATGGACCGGTTTGTTGATAAGATGGCAAACGCAAAGGGTAAACTTGAAATGTTGGAAACCATTTATAAGTATAATGTTAAACGAGATGAAAAGTTTGAAGTAACGGAAGACATGCTAAAAATAATTAAAGAACAAGAAAATGGCAATTAAGAAGAAAGTAATATCGTTAGATAGTATTAAAGGTAAGTTTTCGACTAAAACAAAATATAAACCCGAAAGTTTTTATAACTGTGGAGATGCGTTTATGGAAGCGTGTGGATTACCTGGACCTGTGATGGGAGGGATCAATATGTTTTTAGGACACTCTAACACATCAAAAACAACGGCAATGATACTTGCGGCTGCGGACGCACAAAGAAGAGGTCACCTACCTGTTTTAATCATAACTGAGAAAAAATGGAGTTGGGAACATGCTATCGAATTGGGACTACAAGCAGAAAAAAATGAAGACGGTGAATATGACGGTATGTTTATATTTAACGATTCATTTGATGTGATAGAACAAGCGACCGAATTTATTAACGACATATTGGATGCACAAGAAAATGGAGACATCCCTTATAATATTTTATTTCTTTGGGATTCAATCGGATCCATTCCATGTCAGATGACATTTGATGGTAAAGGTGGTGGAATGCATAACGCGAAAGTATTAGCTGATAAAATTGGAATGGGTATCCACTCAAGAATTTCTAAATCAAAAAAAGAAGATTACCCATACTATAATACTTTAGTGATATTAAATCAGCCTTGGGTCTTACTTCCTGATAACCCATTTGGACAACCTGAGATTCAAGCAAAAGGTGGTACGGCAATATGGTTGGCGAGTAGTTTAGTGTTTCTTTTTGGTAATCAGAAAAAAGCAGGAATTAGTCACATAGACGCAACTAAAAACGGTAGAAAAGTATCGTTCGCTATTAGGACTAAGGTATCTATTTTAAAAAATCACGTTAATGGTATTGGTTATAAGGATGGTAAGATCGTTGCGGTACCTCATGGATATATTTCCGACACAAAAGATGCGTTGGATAAATACAAAAAAGAATACTCAGATTATTGGGTTACAAAAATGGGAGACGCAAACTATTCTTTAGATGAGTCTGCAGGATATGATGATGAGACGGTAGATTAGAAAAAAAGTAGTATCAGTAAATAAAATACAAATGATTAAAACCCTATTAATTGACGGGAATAATTTATTAAAAATTGGGTTTCACGGAGTTAAAGGATATTTTAATGGTGTTGAACATGTGGGTGGTATTTGGCATTTCTTAAATACCACTCGCAGATTCATCGAAGAAGGTAATTTTGATAAAGTGATTGTTGCTTGGGACGGAGTAACAAGCACCTCACAAAGGAGGTTATTCTACCCCAACTATAAATTAAATAGAAAGGCACCAACGGATGAGAACTTAGAGTTGTCATTTAACAAACAAAAACTAAGAGTAAAACAATACTTAGAGGAAATGTTTGTTAGACAGATTGAGTTTGAAAATTCAGAAGCGGATGATTTAATTGCTTACTATTGTCAAATATCTAAAGGAGAACAAAAGACTATCTTTAGTGGTGATAGAGACCTAACACAACTTATCTCGGAAGATGTGACCATATACTCACCTAATACCAAAAAGTATTATAAGAATGGAGATAACATCAAACTACACGAAATTGAGATACCTCACTATAATGTAAAAACATTTAAGATAGTTTCTGGTGATAAATCAGATAATATTGATGGTATATATTACTTAGGTGAAAAAACTTTTGTGAAGTTATTTCCTGAGATACTTGAAAGAGAGGTTTCTTTTACCGATATTTTAACAAGAGGTGAAGAACTTCTAAAAGAACAAAAAGAAAATACAGTCCTAAAAAATTTACTGACGGGTAAAACAAAGGGTGGTATATTTGGTGACGAGTTTTTTAAGGTCAATAAAATGATCGTGGATTTATCGGAACCGTTGATTAGTAAAGAAGGAAAAGAATTGGTTGAACTATATTACTCTGAGTCGTTGGATCCTGACGGAAGAGGGTATAAGAATCTAATTCGGATGATGATGGATGATGGATTATTTAAATACCTACCGAAAGGTGACGATCAGTGGGTATATTTTTTAAAACCATTTTTAAAGTTAACAAGAAAAGAAAAAACAAAATTCAAAACAAAAAAGTAAAATTATGAAAGAGCAGAATGATGTAACAAAGGTTGAATTCCTAATGACACTTAATAATAATTTTGTGGTACAAAGGTTTTTTAATGTGAAAGGTTTTAACGAAAGGGCTAAAAATAGCGTTGAGTTAACCGATTATATTAAAGATTTATCTGACTACTTAAAAACAAAATTAAGAAACAAGTGTGTGGTTTATATGTTGGAAAACAGATACCAAATTGAGGAAGACCCAAGCATTTTAGAAACATCAAACACAGACGGACCTGAAACATTTAACATTATTTTAAAGGTAGGTAATGAGACAATTTGTCATAGAATCATTGACGCGAAATTATACCCACCAAAGGTAAGATACACCCTGGATATACGTCCAGACATAAAAAACATTTTAAGAGAATTGACTGACATTTTATCAGACAAAAATTTATCTTTTGAGATGATGAATTATTCGTTGGCGTAATAGTATTTATTAAAACACAGAACAAAAATCTATAAAATATGTCAGACAAAAAGAACTTCGGATACTTAGGAAATACTTTTCAAATACAACTTTTAAATAATATAGTAACATACAAAGATTTCGCTAATTCCATAATTGAAGTTATTGACCCACACTATTTTGATAACCAATATTTTAGAATCATTTGTCAAATGATTAGAGAGTATTATACAAAATATGAACACACTCCGACATTTGATACTCTTGAACAACTAACAAAATCAGAAATTAGTTCACCTATGGCTCAAAAGAGCATTTTAGATACAATAGAACAGGTTAAGAACGTTGCTGACGAAGGATCTGTATTTGTTCAAGAAAAGTCCTTAAAATTCTGTAAACAACAAGAGCTCCAAAAAGTAATGGTAAAAACTCAGTCAATCATTGATAAAGGTGATTTTGAGAGTTACGATAAGTTAGAGGAAATGGTGAGAGGAGCACTACAAGTTGGTGAAGTAGATAAAGGAACTGCAGATGTGTTTTTTAACCTTGATGAGGTATTAAATGATGATTACAGACACCCAATTCCTATTGGGGTCCCCGGTATAGATAATTTATTAAAAGGAGGATTAGCCAAAGGAGAAATTGGTGTTATTTTAGCCCCTACCGGAGTTGGTAAATCAACTTTCACAACCAAAATTGCAAACCACGCATTCAACTTAGGGTATAACGTCCTTCAGATATTTTTTGAAGACAACCCTAAAATCATTCAAAGAAAACACATAACACTTTGGACTGGAATACACCCTGACGATTTAACTGAAAGAAGAGTAGAGGTAATGGAAAAAGTTAAACAAATTCAATCAACAAGAAAAAATAAGTTGATTATGAAAAAGTTGTCTTCCGATACCGTAACTATGAATCAGATTAAAAATCAAGTTAGAAAAATGATTGCTGAAGGGACAAAAATTGATATGGTAATTTTAGATTATATTGATTGTGTCGTACCAGACAAAAATTTGGGTGACGAATGGAAAAGTGAAGGTTCAGTTATGAGAGGATTTGAGGCGATGTGTCACGAATTAGACATCGCCGGATGGACAGCAACACAAGGGAATAGAAGCTCAATATCATCAGAGGTTGTAACAACAGATCAAATGGGTGGATCAATTAAAAAAGCACAAGTTGGTCACGTAATTATTACGGTGGCTAAGAGTCTACAACAAAAAGAGATGAATTTAGCAACCATCGCAATCACCAAATCAAGAATTGGTAAAGATGGTGTTATCTTTGAAAACTGTAAATTTGATAACGGTATGTTAGAAATCGACACTGAACAAAGTGTTACGTTTCTTGGACACGAGGAACAAAAAGAAGAAAGAAACCGTAGTCGAATCAAAGAACTTTTAGAAAAGAAAAAACAAAAAGAACAACAAGAATCTTAAAATAAATTATTAAATTAAATTAAAATGGATATTTCGCAAAAAATATTAAGTGACATTACTGTCTTTATGAAATACGCTAAGTTTCAACCCGAAAAGAATCGGAGAGAGACTTGGGAAGAGTTGGTAACTCGTAACAAAGAGATGCACCAACGTAAGTACCCCCACATTAAAGATGAGATTGAGGAGGTATATAAAATGGTATACGACAAGAAAGTATTACCATCAATGAGATCATTACAATTTGGAGGTAAACCAATTGAGATTTCACCAAACAGAGTTTACAACTGCGCATATATGCCAATTGACCACGTTGACTCATTCTCTGAAACAATGTTTTTACTTTTAGGTGGAACAGGTGTTGGATACTCAGTTCAAAAACATCACGTTGAAAAATTACCTGATGTTAAAAAACCAAATCCTGATAGAACAAGAAGATACCTAATTGGTGATTCTATTGAAGGATGGGCAGACGCTATTAAAGTATTAATGGAATCATATTTAGGTTACAAATCATCAACACCTGTATTTGACTTTTCAGATATCAGACAAAAAGGTGCGATGCTTGTAACATCAGGAGGAAAGGCACCAGGACCTCAACCATTAAAAGATTGTATTCACCACATAACAAAAGTGTTGGATAACAAAAAAGATGGTGAAAAATTAACACCGATCGAAACTCACGATATTGTATGTCATATTGCAGATGCAGTACTTGCAGGTGGTATTAGAAGAGCAGCACTTATCTCATTATTCTCGGCTGATGATGAAGAAATGATTTCTTGTAAATCAGGAAGTTGGTGGGAACAAAA